GAGCTGGTTAATGAAGCAGTTAATAACGGATATGTGTTATATGTTAAGAATGTGAAAGCATTAGCTAAAGATGTTGATCCATTAGAAATAGCAACATTAGCAAAACCCCAATTTATTCCTGTATTTACAGTATATGTTTTATTGGTAAGACTTGTGACTGTAATTCCTAATTTAGCATTTGTATTAGATGCTAAAGTGTATATTGAATTATTAGAAATAAATGATACTAATTCAGGATTTAATGTATTTACAGAACCTACTGTTGCTACTAATTGTGAATTTGGAATAGATAAAGTTGAATAGAAATTATTTGAAGTATTTCCATCTGTAAATCCATAACCTCCATTAGGAACATTTATATTTGTAGCAGAACCGGGTGTTACAGTTGAAACATAGGCTCTAGCAGGATAGTAATAACCTCCTAATTCAGCAAGTGGAGGTATATTAACACCAATTTCATTAAGAAATACAACAGGATCGCCTTTATATCCAGTTGTCGTATTTGCACCAACATAATATAGTCCTTGATATCCTTGTCTAGAATCTATTGTAATTGAATCTATTCGCCCAATAAGTCTAGCGTGTAGATGACCATCACTTGCTGCAGGTGATCCAGTATTAGGATCAATTAAATTAAGTGCTGTTGGAAAATATGCAGGAACATTATTTGCATATAATACTGTTATATTTTCTCCAGATATAAAGTTTCTTTCAATGTTTGATATGTATAGTTTGAGATATTCTATTGGTTTTTGTGCCGGAATGTCAAAAAAGGTATTTGCAGTTTTTCCATTGACAATAGGATATTGCGGTTCACAAATTTCAATTATTGCTGAAGCTAATGATGTTTCACCAAATACTTTTAAGTTATTTGTATTTAACCAATTATCATCATATCCTCCAACATACGCTGTATTAGATGTAAGTGGTGGAAGTATTTGTAAATATGTTGGAACATACCATTCACCAGACGATGCTTTAATTACAAGGTCTTGTGTATCAAATAAATCTATATCTGAATTATAGAGAACTCTAAAAAGAAATTTATAGGCTGCAGGTGTACCTTTTGAAAGATACATCTGTTTAGCAAGTTTAATTACATTTGCTTGATTTGTGGCTGTCCATTCTGATGGCGGGGGAAAGTAAGGTAAAAATTCATTCTGAAAGTATTGAATAAATTCAGCCGTAGTTTTGTCTACATCTTTATAATTTAAAAGATTTTTTGATGCATCAATAGCATTACCAGTTTGTTCCATCCATTCATAGTATGCTTGAACGAATAATACAAAATTGGCGTAAGCAGGATCGTCCCGTATGTAAGCGGGTAACTGATACGGAACCAGTAATGAAGTTTTTTGATTATTAGGTATCATTAATTATTATTTGTTTTAGCTATAACATTAACCACAACAGCATTAGTATCTAGTGGGTCAATTGTAATTATTTTATTATATGTTGATGAAATAATATCTGTTGTTGGTGTTGCTTGTATTGTTAATTCAGCAAAATTATTATTGATACTATAAGGTTGAAAGTTAATTAATGTCACTATTCCATTAACATAGTCAATTGTTCCAATATTAGGATTAAGAATATTCTTAACACCATTAGCATCAAAGTAATACAGTCTTAATGTACCGTATTGTCCTTGTAAAATAGCAGTAGCTGCGGCTCCTTGACCTGTGCCATCATTAGGAGTAGGAGTTATTGTAACAACAGCACTTGTATAATTATTACCAGCATTGGTAAGTGTTATATTAGAAATTTGACCTGTAGTGCTAAGAGTCGCTAAAGCGGTAGCACCTGTTCCGTCACCAGAAATGGTTACTGTTGGTGTCACAGAATAATTAAATCCAGGATTTATAAGTGATATTGATGATAAACCGTAATTAGCGGTCGGCACTTCTTCAATAAACACATTATCAACTATGTTTGTTGGATCAAGAGGATCAACATATCTCATACCAGGATAGCTTGTAGTAGCTGTGTTGAATATACCTTTTTGTAAAGGTGTGCTAAAATAAACTGTGTAATTAGATACAGACGTTAATGAAGGTATAATTCTTTTTTGTAAGAATAGTTTATATTGACTTGTAAGAATTGAAGGATCATAATTTTGAATAGTTGTCAATAAATCATAAGCATTAAATGTAGAATTGAATGTGTTTAATGTATTAACACCAAATTGCTCTATAGCGGCAACAACACCTGATTGTATTTGTGCTGATGTTTTATTTGTTTGTGTTGGATCATAATATACATCTACATTAAGTTTTAGATATGTATAGTCTGGATCAACAATAGTAGGTTGAATAGTTACAACCGAAATAGGTTTAATGATATCTCTTAATATAGCATTTTTTTGTGATGTTGTAAAATTAAATGAGCCTTTTGGTTTTAATGAAATAAAGACTTGACCAAATACTGGAGAATCATATTCTTCTCCGCCCCAAACATTCACTGCATCAAATGAATAACCAAATGTATTTTGTTGAATAGCGGTAATATAATCATTTTTAGTTACAGCACGATTTTGTGCAGCATAAGCTTTAGGTGCTTGAAATTTAATTGATTGAATGGACTCTACATCAGCGCCGTTTGTTGCTGGTGTAAGTGGAAAGATTGTAGTTGTTCCGTATCCAGAGATTGTATCTAATAGTGTGAAGCTATTTGCTCCAGCAGCTGCTGTACCGTTTGTTGATAGATATGTTATATTAACAATATTACCTGTTGATAATGTAGCGCCTAAAACACCATCACCAAAATAGATTTGATAATTTCCTGTTGGCCCTTGTTGTAAGAAATATACAAGACTTGAACCGTTAAGCTCTAATGAGTTTGATGAAAGGTTATAAATTTGAGCGTAAGTGTTTGATGAAGATTGTTGTACCGTTACTTGTAATGTTGTCGTGTCAATATTAGGATCAGCAATCTCAAATGTTAATGTAGGATTACCTACAGTATCAACTGGATATGAAAAAGAACTGTGTGTTGCTTGCTTCAATTCAATAAGTGGAAAAGATGCTGTGTTGTAAGTATCCACATTAACTGTATATTCTTCAGGTGTTAAGAAAGTATAATTAACGCCATCGATTGCATTTGATAAAAATCTTGTATATTGTGGTATTGTCAATGAAGATGCCATAACATTAAGCACATTCATCGCAATAGTAGCAGTAGGTGCAATAGCAGATAGTGGTGTATAGTTTAATACTTTAGCTTGAGAAACTACTGATGACCTTTGAATAGCAGTATCTAAAAATGTTTCATTACCAACCATATTCAAATAGAAAGCATTGTATTGTGTATTGTATGCTAAAACATCAAGTAATGTAGATAATGCTGAACCTGTATAGTCATAGTCTTTTAATACATTTTGACTTTGTAAATAGGTTATAAAATTCTTCTTGATATCATTAAAATCAAGTGTCGTAAATTGAATATTGGTGTTCGCTGCCATTATCGGTTTCTCGTTAGTAATAAGGTGACATTAGTCGGTTGAGTATTATTTCCTATAAAAAATGTAAGTGTAACATTATAAGTGTTTTGGTCTGGTGATGCAGAAACATAAACACTTTCTACTAAGGCTCTAGGTTCATAGTTTGCTATTACATTTTTAATTTCTTCTTCTAAAGCATTTGCAGTTGCAGTAGATGCATTTTCAAACAACAAACCTGTCAAATTTGAACCTACATCAGGTTGAAACGGTCTTTCATAAAAATTAGTTAGTAGTAGACCTCGAACCGAACGAATAACAGCCTGGTCATCATAACTTAATACGATATCGCCTTTACCTGGATGTTTCGCAAAGGTTAAATCTATATCAGAATATATTTTTTGTAAAGTTGCCATCTGTTATTTATTACACCTATTCTGATGTTTTTGTTAATTTATGCCTATACTTCCACCGGTTATATCGCCACTAACAATCATATTACCTGTTTGTTCGTAATTACCAGTTAGGTTATAATTACCAGTAACAGAAATACCATTACCATCAACAATAACATTTGAACCTTGGCCAGTTAAGTTCCAACTTTGTGCTGTTCCATTGACCTTACCGCTCACATTAATGTTCCAATCTCCACCAACTTCGGTATTCAATGCACCATCAACCTTAATGTTAGCGTTTCCATTTACAGTAATATTACACACGCCTTTAATATTTACATAGTTATCACCAGCAGTAATTTCATAATTGTCTTTAACAACTTTGGTAACTTTAGAACCATCTGGTCTCATTTCAACATATGTACCAGTCTTATGAGCAACATGGACTCTTTCAGATTTTGGTGTATCGTCAAATTCTAATACATGACCAGATTCGGTTTCTTTGACATCATTATATGGTGGTTTGGCATTATAAGAAGGTGTTGGTTGTGACCATGTGCCTCCACCTGCAGTAGATACACCTTTGGTTAATGCGGCGGTCTCTATTCCAATGACTGTTGATGATGTATTCTCGTTACGATATAACCTACTTGTTGTTGGTTCGCCTAAGCGATTAGGATACAATGTTGCCGAAGCACCAAGATAAGATGGTGATGATGCTAATTCAGCAGATGTTCGTTGGTCAAAGAAACCTGTTCCAGGTGTTGGAGTTACATTTGGTATTCCAGGTATTACACCGAAGTAACCTGGAAACTGTCCAGATGGACCGTCAAAGAATAACCCAATAACATACTCACCTTCGTGTGGTGTTTTATTAGTGTTAGATGCATTAACAGGAAGAATAGGATGTGCCCATGGCAAATCTGCTGATGGTATTAATTGTAGTTTATCTGTATGCCAACCAAATATACGGACTTGACAACGACCAAGGTTTAATGGGTCTTTTCTGCTTTCAACAACACCCATCCACCATACAAGTCCATCTGCACCTAAAAAGTTATTTTTTGTTATCATAGTTTACCTGCTACAGTATTTTTCCAAATTGTTGAATTTGTGTCTGGTGTGACATATTCATTTGGAACACTTTCTTTTACAATTTCAATAATCATTTTATAACCATCAACCTTAAATGTGTGTTTAAGTGCTGATATGAGATACTTGCCTGAGTAATACTTATCAAGTTCCTTTCCTTGAGTAGCAGGATCCATAGAAACTAAATTGAAGTTGATAACACTACCAACAGTAATAGACGGGTCTCCGTCCATAAACAATTTAACTTTATTATAGTTTGTTAAAGATAATTGTGATGTTCTTGTTGGAACATATTTTTCTAAAAAGATATCGTGTGAATAAGCATCAGGTTTAGAACCAATATATGGAATATCTTTTTGATTTTTATTTGTTGTTGCCATTTTAAGAACGGCTTGTGGTGTTTCATATACCTTATCACCAAATCTATTAGTTACTCCGTTAGTGATTGAATATTTGTTTAATTGTGTTGAGTTATTAAAGTAAGTAT